ACTTCTTTACTTGATTATATTCCTTATCATTGTATTTACGGATACCCAGGCGGAACCGGCCCGTCGCGCCGATGACTTCGTTCCAGCGGATACGGAATTTGCCATCGCCCCGCTTAGCATGACCAATTGCGCAGGCAAAGTTAGTAATCTGCCATTCAAATTTCGAGTGCAGGAATAAATTCTGCTGCACAGTCGCCGTTGCCCCGTCTGGCGTCGTCACCTGATAGGTAATCTTTGCCTCCGGGCAGGCCGGCATCTTCTCGCTGCCTTCAAAATAGGCCCGTTCAAAATTGATAATCTTAAAGGGATAATCCCCTTCCGGCAGGATCGTAAACTCCTCTGCCTCTGTGTATTCGTCGTCCCAGCTAAATGCTCTTTCTTCTGCCATATGTTACTACCTCCTTAAAATGGAACTGTATCCCGTTCCCGTAATTCTTTCACGACCTGCACGATCGTGGGAAACGCGGCCACTAAGCAGCCGCTGACAAAATCTTCTGGATAGGCTTCGATAAGCATGTCTTCCGGGAAATATCCCCGCGAAGCAACGGCCTTTCGGATTTCTTCTTCTGTAATCTGTTCTCGTGCCATTAAGTCATACAAAGGCTTTAAATACGCCGGTAGATCCCCTTTCGGTGCAGCAGTCGCCGCTGGTGATGCCTGGGGCGTTTCTTCCTGCATGGATTTCGGAACAGATGGCGGCGGCTCAACTGACGGCGTTGGTATAGGCGCGGGGTCTGCGGACACCGCCTGTATCATACTTGGGATACAATGAGCAATCTGCGCAAACTCAAAGGGCAGGCATTCTGCCAGGCCGTGCCGGTTCTTGGCGTCCCAGTTCGGATGATGACTCGTATACATGACGCGCTGGCCGCCGACGACCTTTGTTTTCTTACTGCTGCCGTCCTTAGAGTCGACCTTATAGACTTCTTCCTTGTAATTAGCAAAGAGCAGCATATCGGCCCATTCCTTGACCATATCGGAAATTTTCTGCGCGCCGGCCTTATTGAGCTTCAGCTCGTACCGGTCGTACGGCGGCTGATCGGGCCGCTCGAATTTCCGTACCATGGCATGAGCCGTCAGCACGACGTTCATGCGTGTATCCACTAAATCCTGCAAACGGTTCAGCAGCCGGCCGAACTCTTCTTTCTCGTACATATATCCCTTGCCATAACCAAAGTCTTCAATGCCGTTATGCTGGTATTTATGGCAGATATATTCGACGCAAAGATGCTCCGCCCAGTCGACCGTATCGATGACAAGCGTCTGATACCCCTGATTGTCATTTTTAAGGGCGTCGATATACTGCATCAGCATAACCCACGACGACGGCCGTTCCAGCCGGTCTACGTCCAAATGGGCTGTACTGCCTTCCGTATCGATGAAGAGCGGCCGGGGAAACCGGGAGGCAAAGGTAGATTTACCGCATCCCTCAGGACCATATAAAACTACTTTTTGAAACTTCTTTATTTTTCCTGATATGATTTTCATATTCTCGCTCCTTTCTTTGAATTTCTTCTATTATTTGCTTGTACTTTTGCAGTAACCCATTGGCAATTATCTGGACTATACCCCTTGTTTACATCAATTCTGTCAATTGTACATTCTCCGTATTTTGCATGGTAATTATATCCATGTTCTAAAGCCCACATACGAAAAGAATTGAAATCATAGCGCCATTCATCGCAAATAGTAATACCTCGCCCACCATAATTTTTATAATCTTTGCGATGAGCATCATAACATCGTTGCTTCATAGCGTGCCATATTCCATACAATCGATCATCAGCACAGCCGTGTTTAGCATAAGTGCGATTGCGCTTGGCTAATTCTTCTGAATGCAAACACCCACAAGAGTGTGTATTACCAGAAAGCAAGTCTCTAGTAGTCACCTCTTTCGTGTTCCCACAATCGCAGTGACATTGCCATAATGGGCTGTTCCATTTAGTTCCAATGCGCCGTATTATTACTAATCTTCCAAAACGCATATGCGTTAAGTCCCGAAAACGGCCCATACCGCATTCCTCCTAAAATAACGACGCATTGACGAGCAACGTATCGACGTCCATTGTCTCCATCAACAGGTTGTATTCACGGAGCCGCGCTTCTTCCTCATATCGTGCCAACTTCGGGCAGGTCAGGATAAAGGCCGGCTTTTCATCTGCCGATTTAGGTCGGCGGATTTCCAATTCTATCTCCACTTCCTGCAAATAGTTACTGCCTTTGATAATATCGATATTTACCGTAAACTGCTGCGGCAGCTGTACCGTACCCTCGCCGTCTTTTGATTTAAAGGCAAAAGTGTAGTTATTGTTATCGATGCGGGAATAGTCTGCCTCGATGTTCTGCACAAACTTGAAGTTCTGCAGATTATACAGCAGCAGTTCCTTATCCGGCACTTCGGGGATCGTATCGCGCCGGCATTTCAAAAAATCGATAAGCTGTTTCTGCGACAGCGGCGCATTCAACACGTCGACCCATTCGTTAAACTGCAGGCTTCTTGCAAACCGGTAGATCACAATGTCCCGGTTCATGTTGATAATGGAATCATCCAAAATCGCATCAAAACCAGTATCATGATAGCCGACAACGGTATGTTCCGAGCCGCGCGCTTCTACAATATCAACAAAGGAATCCGTAGAAAGGGCCTTATATACGGTTCCGGGATAGTTAAAGGGCTCCGTCGCCTTTCCCATGCGGATAATCGCTTCATTTCCTTGCACATTGACGTTCATATTGAGTTTTTGTTCCATGATAGTACCTCCTATGCTTGTTCCTTAGAAAACGGTAAAATAGTGAGTGATTCTTCCGGGTCCTGGGGCTTTTCCGACTGGATCGTAAAGTCGTCGGCATTGAACTGATAGACCGACTGCTTCTTCGCCGATGTCGGCATCTTCACGTCGACGGAGCCGGACATCTTGAGCAGCGTGTCAGAATCCTTCAGCCGGGCAACCTTGATTTTTACCGTAACGACAGCTTCCGATTCGTCATTTTTTAGGCCCTGCAAAATCATGGGATAGCGGCGCATAAATTCTTTGTTCAGCGTGCCGTCACATACACTGTTAAGCGATAACTTTACTTTTTCTTTCATGGTCATGTCCTCCTTTTAAAACGTACCTACCTGCCATTGTTTTGCCGGCGCAGGCGCTGCCGGCGCTGCCTGGCCCTGTACATAGCCATCTTCGATGATGATGCTGCACGTATCGTCCGTGCCGACGCGGGTCGCAATGACCTGCAAGCCCTCCTGTTCCAGCCAGTCCCCGAAGGCTGCCAAGGTGTGGCGGTCCATCTGCTCTAGTTTATCCATCAGGACAAACCCGCATTCCGGATTCAGGCAGCGAATAATGGCTGTAGAAACTTTTAACTGTTCAGCGCCACTCATACAGTCCCATTTCTGGCCCTGATAGGTCAGCTCTCCGTCATTGACAGAAAGGCCGGCCAACGGCATCTGGGCTTTTTCCAGCAAATTCAGCCTTGCTTTACGAACTCCATCGATTTGCGCCGACAAGTCATTGTATTGGCCAGATAATTCGTCTGCTTCCTGCTGGGCCCGTACTTTGTCGGCATTGGCTCGCACCTTGACGTTAATCGCGTCGATATTGGCAATACTCGCTTCCAGCTCTGCCGTGCCTTCGTCCTGCAGTTCCGCAACGGTCTTTTGAGCCGTTTCGAGGTCAGCAGCCAATGTCTCTGCCTGTCCGGTATATTGCGCCAGCTGCGCCTGCAGTTCAGCAATTTTTTCTTCTACCCGGCTTTTATCCTTTAGCATCGTCGCCAGTTGGTCCCGCTTCCGCTGGTTCTCCCCGTTACGGGCCAGGATGTCCTGCTGTCGGCGGATCAGATCTGCCGCGCTGACCGGTTCGTCCGGCGCGTCGGGATAGTATTCCATTTCCTCGACGTGCTTGCGTTTCCGGTCTGCAATGCGGCCAATCTCGAGACGCTGGTTATATAAGGACTGTTCCTGCCGTTCGAGGCCTGCCAGTTCGTCGCCGATACCGATAATCTTCAGCAGCGTATCGGCTTTTTCTTTGTTCGACGCCTGCATAAACTTCGGCAGGTTCAAGGCCAGTTTTTCAATAAAGCTATCTAATAGCCGCTGGCCGGCTTTCTGCCCGGTCGGGTCGATGACATGCAGCGCGGAAGACTTGCCCTTGCGTTCGACGATCAGGCCGTTGCTCAGCTCGATGTGGATACGTGGCGGAATGACGCTTTCGCGCCGCTGGGCGTCCGACGGCCGCAGCTTATCGCCGCCCAAGGCCCAGGCAATAGCATCCAGCACAGAGGTCTTGCCCTGGCCGTTGTTGCCGCCGATGACCGTCAGGCCGGTTTCCGTCG